ACATGCCTTAGCAGCTTTTTTGTCGTGTATGACCCAGGTTGGAATATCCAAGGTCATGCCATAATCACAGATACCATCCAACCATTTGACCACGGCTTCTCTACGCTTCTGTGCTTTAGGACATCCTGAATTGGCTTTCCAGTCACCTTCCCAAAGTCCTTTGGCGATCTGGAATCCGCCCGAGTCGCCCAGCATGAGCGTGTTGGGATCTCTATTACGAACCATGTCTTCTGACCAGTCCGGCTTGGCAAGATCTAGATTGGCATGACCGCCTGAGTATAATGACCATTTGTAAGGAAACAGGCCCTTCTGATCATTGAGCCAGTTCATCATTTCCATATCCGGGATACCTGCTGGCATTCTAGCAGGATCCACATAAGGTCCTGCCACAGGATCACGCTGTTTGCCTACAAAGGTGGCGTAGAAGCCACTAATGGCTGGCAAAAATACAGCGTAATCTTTTTGTTTAGCAGTTAGGTTATCTTGGGTCACTTGGTCTGCGCCAGGATAATATAATCGTAAGTGGCCAAGCCAGAATTCACAGTGATCATGGCTGCACCATCATCGCTGATACGGAATGTTTTGTCTCCGGTTAGATCTAGTATACTGATCACAGTCTTGATCGGCCATGACCATGCGTGTTTGAGTGTACCACTTACCTTGGGTTCAAATACAAAATTACCAGCGTGTGTGCTGTGATCACCAAAGTAAAACTTTAGATCGCCGTTTTCAGTTTTGGTCTGGAAGTTGACTTCTTCAGACATGGCCTGTGCCTGCATCTTCAAACGCTGGATTGCCGCTACTGTTGGAGTAAATTCTACGGTCCAGGCCGGAACTCTTTTGAATGTCACAGTCTTGAGTTTGCCATTTACCAATGCTCCGCTCATGAATCTATAACTGTTTTTAAAGTCTCCGCTGGCGTTTTGAAATTCAACACCGTCGGGTTCGTTGCTTGCGTTTTTGGTCAGGCTCAATACTGCATTTTCTTTATATTCCTGCAGATTTAACATGATCTTGAGTTTGCCTAAATTAGGCATACCAAAAGTGCCGATAAAATCTGCTACAGGCGTAGCAAACTTGGCCTTTACTACCACACTACGATCTTCAGCAACAGCATCAATGGCAGTTTCTGTGTCAGTGCCAATAATTCTGATTAGGTCAATACAACCTAGGTCATGCGTGTGTTCTACTAAATCTAATAAGTGATCTCTCATTGTCGTTCTCCTTGAAGTGTTATTGTAACATGGATTATTTAGAATTTGCAACAGGTTTTGGAATTATTTTTGCCAGGGTTTGACCGCCACGTAAGGAAGTTAAAGTTCCAGGTTTGCGTAGCTCTAGCCATGAGCTAGGCCCGTCGTCGTGCCAAAAAAATTCAATTTCAAAATTGAGGTGTCGAGCCAGGTCCTGTATTAGGCCAGCTGGTGTATAGCAGGCATAATTTTGTTCAACCAGTTTTACTCCGGCAGTTCTTTCGCAGTCGTTGAAGGTCATGATAAAAACGCCGCCTGGTTTTAATTTTTCGTAAACTTCTGCTAGATATTTTTTAATCATTTCCACCGGTCTAAAATTAAGGTAGTTGTAGGCAAAACAAAGACCAAATTGACCGTTTGGAATTTTTTCCAATAGCGTTCGATCAAGAGACTCTTCAACTATATAACAACGCAAGCGGCGCTGATAAAGTTCATTGTAGTTTTTCACTGCCGGTTCTAGCAGTGTGTGGCTTTCAGCGATTAGATACAACGGATCATTTGCTACCAGGTGTCGTATAAAAAGTTCTTTTCCAGGGTGTATAATCATGGCTGCGTGATGCCAATCAGCATATCGCAGTAGTCGGGCATTAAAAATCCGTTCAGCTTCAGGATTAAGTGGCACTGGTTGATTTCTCAACTCCTGTGGGAATTCCGCCTGTTGCGAAAGCCGGTCTGACAAGGTGCGTTCGTACAATTGATAACTGCGTTGAAACCATGCTGTTTCCTCAGTGGCAATTTGATCCTGGGTTTGATTTTTTATTAGGTCTAACTGTTGTTCAAACTGGTCAAAGGCAGTCAAGATGTCTTGGTATCTTGATTTGAGTAATTCAAAACTGCCCGGGTCGATATGATCAGATGCAGTATGCATAACTTTATCGAGTTCTAGCTCGGTTTTGTGCTTGATTGAATCGCTAGATTCAATCCGTAGCTTCTCCCAATACATTACGAGATCTAGGAATGTCATTATGACCAATCAAACAAAGTTTGGAATGTGTTTTCGGTATTGGTAGCACTTGCTAGATCCCAATCCAGCACACTCAATAGGTTATCAATCTTTTGATCAACTACAGTGGCTTCCATTTCTGAGTCATCAAACGGCAGGTCTTTGAACCACTGTGGCAGGTGTATTTCATCTGTAGGATAACCAATACTGGTCCAACCCATGGGATTGTTTTTGAGTTTGCACACGATGGTTTTCATGCCGTCCACAATCTGTAGACTGTACTTGTCACCATTCATGGCTCGTAAGTTGTTCCAGTTCAAGGCCGCACGTACATGTCCGGGCATATTGGCCTTGCCCAAGCGTTCTTCTTCTTTACCGTACTTGGTCAAGTTGTTCACACGTTTAGGACTTCCTTTTTCCCATCCGGGTCTGTCCTTGAACAAGTACTTGAACTCACGGATCTTTTCTATAACCTCATCACGTGTGGCACCTGTTAAAACATCATCCAAGATTTTGCTTAGGAATTCTTGTATGACCTTGGGTGTGTCCGATCGCTTGAGATCCAAGCCCATGGCCTTAACCTTGCCAGGCTTGCCATTGACATCTATGCGCTTGCCTTCTTTGTCAATGATCATGACAGCATAGCGTTTCTTGGTAATGAACAGGCCCTTGCTGGCTACTACTTCACGACCGCCACGTATCACTGCGCCTATTTCTCTTGGTACATGAAACCCTTGTTCCATAAAACCCGGAAAGCTGGCATTGACCTGATCAGCGATTGAATCGTATAACTGTATGGCAATTTCTTTTGACCATGACATGGTTCCAGCATCTATCTCGGCCTTGAGTACAGGATAGGCTGTAAAATAACAACTGTCAGTGTCACCGTAAATGATTGCGTCACCCACATGATCATACTTGCCAGTGATGCATTCATTTACATAAGCATCCATGTGCCGGGCAATCGCACGACCCGTAAGAGTTGTGCTTTGTCCAATACGCTTGTCAAAAAACCTGCACCCAGGGTTAAGAATTGCACCGTAAAGGCTATTAAGATTAATCTTTTTAACAAGCTGTCGTTTGTCCCAGTATTCTTCATCATCTTTGTTGTCGCATTCCTTTAGTCGAGCCTGCATGTCTTTACGTTCAGCATACCAGCGTTTGAGCAAGCCGGGAATCACTGCTTCACGTTCGTATGTGAATATGGTGCCGTTGGCAGTGATCATCCAGGGTTGGTTACTATCAAATATCATCTTCCATACTTCGGCGGCACTGTGAACAGTTTCTGCTCCATCCGACCAGTCTATGGTGATTTCGGTGCCACGTTGTTGTTCCATTACTGCGGTATATTCCAGACTTCCAAACAGGCCTTCCCAGGCAGCGGCAAAGCTGGCTCCGCCACGCATCTTGTCTTCAATATACCGATCGGTCATGGTTTGACGCAGTTGTCCAACGATGGTTTCTGGTCCCATGTTAAGAGCACGGATCGCTGACGGATACAGACTGTTGATGTCGATTGACCCAATGTATTCGTGTATGCCTTTTTTGGGATAAGCCACATAGGCACCTGCGGCTTGTGTATCTTCATCGGACAGTCTTTCCTTGCGATTGGGCACCACCATGCCACGTTCGTGTGCTTCATTGATGATGGCCTGTTCGGTCAAGGCCACAGCACCCATGGTGGTCTGTAGCAACACAGTATTTTCATGTGCCAGGATATTGGCTAGATCCAGGAATTTCAGTTTTTGATCCAGCTTGGCCAAGATCATGGTGTCTTGTCTGTTGTACTCAATAAATCGTTTGAAGTTTTGATTGTACAGTTGATCCAAGGTGCCTTCGAACACAGTTTTGGTCTCGCCCAGTTCGTATTCGGCAATGGCATCTAGACTGTAACTGTGTCGTTCTTCATAGGTGTATTTGCGATACAGTTGCATATAGTCCATGTGTACACGGCCAATCAAGTCATAGGTTTGATTTTCTGCGCCAAAACGTTCAAACATGCGTTGTTTGGGAAACTGGTCCCATAGACAAAATCTGCGTGTGTCATCTTTGGACAACACACGAGTCACCCTATTGATGGTGTATGGGATATCAAATCCTTCACTGTTCCAACCACTCAGTGCGTCAGCATCTTCAATCAAGTCCAAGAAAGTCTTTAGTAAATCTTCTTCGCGTTCAAAAATCATGGTGTTCTCAAACTCACCGGCGATCTCTTGGGCGGTTTCGGGGCTCATGTGTCTTGGTGGAATTGCCAGGGTCACCATCTGTTCCAGCCAACCCAGATACACACTTATGGCCGTGATGGCATTGAACGGATCTGCGGGTGGACTGAATCCACGGTCGGGGTCAAAGTCTACTTCGATGTCAAAGAATGCCACATTCAGTTTAGGTGCATCTTGTCCCTTGTAGTTTTCTTCTAGGCAACGAAAGATTGGATTGATGTCACTTTCAAACAGGCGTTTTCCACTCTGTATACGCATTTCCTTGCGGAACTCTTTGTTGTTTCTTGTACTGAATCTGGCCACAGATGTACCAAAAATACTTTGGAATTTGCCTCTTGGGTCGTCATAATAAAAGATATAGTTGGCTGGATATTCACGATAATGCCGTTGACCATCCCTGCGTTCAACTATGTGTATGCGATCGTGTTCACGATCAAAAAGTGCATCAATATAACTCAAAAGTTTCTCCGTTTATGGCCGGTTGACCATGATTCATGCTCGTATGTGAGCGACTCATACTATTACTTATTTTATATAAATCTATCATTGTATTTTTTTAATACATTATGATACAACATCACATCCGGTTCTAAAACATTTTTAAATAAAAATTGATATTCCTTATTATAATGTTTTTTAAGTTCGGTTATATAATCTCTTAATTCGAAATTAAATTTGCTACCTTTGTTTTTATGATCAGATTCGGTTATTTTCATGCCTAGTCCGTAATCATCAAAATAAATATTTGTCAGATCGTCACCGTTAAGTAACTCTGGAGGGGTTGGATATCTATTCCATTTGGTTATATTGGCATCTAACGGTATCCAATTAATCGGGTATTTTATTAATGGTCCTAACATCATGTGTATAGTATAGGTATGCACATCAAACATTCCAGTTACTAACATTTTGCCAATAATCGGATCTTGGTAATTGACTTCAGGATTACGTTCCAGAAATTCAGCCACTCCTTTAGTGTGCCTAACTTCTGGATCGGTAATATGTCCCCAGATATTTAATTTGGATATATCTAACCCACAATCAAATAAATTTATTTCTTGATAACCATTTTTTTTAAGAAACGATATAAAAGTTGTAATACCATTTTTAGGAATCCTGATGTAAACATTATTATCTCGTATAAAAGCAATCATTACAAAGTTTTACCAACTGTGGTCAAAATTTGTTCAAGTATTTCATGATCCTGTTGGGCACGACCAAATTCGGCTTTGTGTGCTAGTTTGATAGCACGTTTGAGAATAGCAGGCTTGATTTCCATTTCTTCGGCAATGGCTTTCACAGTATCGTTCAAGCCTTCGGTAAGCGTTTCAATCTCATGAGTGACCTGCATGCCTTCGTTGATGATTTGTGTTAGTTTAGTTGTTTGTTCTTGGGTAAAGACGCGGTTTGTCATTGATTTCTCCTTTGAATAAGTTACTATTATACACAATACGATCAATGGAGTCAATGATTTTGCTCACTTTTGGTTAAACGGTAGCGAATCGTGTCACCAGGCCAGCAGCCGGCCATTCGGTCCTAAGGCCAAATTCTATCTAGTTCCGATCTTCATGTATTGTTCATAAGCGCCATCTGGATCGGTCAACGGCAATACACCTTGGTATGCTGTGCGTGATAGCGGATAGGCACTGTCAAAAGCCTCTAAACTATCAAATTGATTGGCGGCTCCGGGATCGCGATTCCTGGCTTGTAGCACTGTCCAAGTGCCGGAAGGTATGTGTGCCAGCCACTCAGATCCGTCAATGTTGTGACAACTCAAATTGACCACCAAGCCGTCAGGGCCCAGTTGCCGATAGTCCAAGTCGTTGGCATCTCGACGCATGTTTTGGATTTTATCGTCCAGGCCCAGTTGAGCCAGACGTTGTTGTCCCTGACGCAATGAGCGGCCATTGATGTCCACATTGACAACTCTATCAAACGAAATGTACTGATCCAGCATGAACAACAACAGGGCCACGTTGCCGTACCAGGATCCTAGTATGTAAATGGTGTCAAACTGATTTTTGATCTGTGCTAGAGTGGCTATGGCCCAAAATCGTTCCAGATTGAGATTGGCGCTGTCACTGCCGGCCAAGGTGTTGGCGTTGATTTCAGCAAGGGGCGTAAGGAAGTCTTGGACGATCATATTCAGGATATTCAGCGTTAGGTTCAGGATAAACAGGATATGGATACATGATCATTTGCCGTCTATGTACAGTTGAGCACCGTTGTTGAAGCTAGGGCTGAATGGACTGTTGCCCTGACGTCCACCACGTTCTCGTGACCAAGCATAACCGGCTCTATGTCCTGAGCAGTCTTTGGTACATGGACTTCCCAGGAACGTGAGTTCATCTAGCTGTTTGTCCAACCAAGTTGACGCAAACATCTTGCATAACTCCTGTATTTTTTTGTTGCGAGTGATTTGTAAGTGATAGGTCTTGTCGTGGTCTCGAGTGTGTTGACTGGGATCTCGATAGCCAGCATAGACCTTGTGTACCGGTGATGCACTGATCATGCTTTCACAGCTATCGCCCACTCGGTCCTGCA